CTATACTTATCTTGTGCCGTCTTTGCGCGTTCCATAACCTTAATCCCTAAGTGATTTGACATTTTAATTCAATGCGTTATGAGCAATTTTAATAGGAATACACGTTATGGTACAGGGCACAATAAAAAAAGCCCCTAGAGGGGCTTAAAATCGATTTTAGGGGTATGTTTGCTATAGGTCGAAGACTAGGATCATGAGAACAACTACAGCGGCCGCTACAAGGGAATAGGTCATAGCGGTAGCAACCCTTTAAAAATTGGATGCACGTTATCCCATTGGGCGCCTATGTCTTTTGGATAGAATGGACGCAGCGTATGGGATTCGTCCATACTGCGCGCGTAAACGTAGCCCGATTTAACGTCGCACGAGTCTACGGTATAGGGTTTGTTTTTGACGTGCACGACGTCGCCATGTTGGACGGGTTGGCCGTTGGTGTATTTAATCGGCATAATGTTCCCCCAATTCCTCTACCTCGGTTATATCGCGCTCTTGAAACTCGAAATCTGAATCCTGAACGCTGTCAAATAACTTGCAAGCGCTGTCGATATCAGGCGCAATGATCTCGCAAGTGACTTTTATATATCCGGTTATTTTAAATATGTAGGGCTTATTCATTATGCGGCCTTTATGATTCTGATAACTTTATGCATGGAGACGCCATGCGCAGGGTAAGCGATAACCTTTACTTTTTTGTCGTAACAAGCTCTGCAGCCATTACACTTACCCTCGTGCGAGTAAGCTTCGCATAGCGTCATACCCTTTTTAACATCGGCCGGTGTGGGGATAATGACGGACCCATGAAGGCCCTTAGTATATTGGCCAGTTACGCTATCAGAGCTAAAGCGAACCGATACGTTAGGCAGCGCGGCCATGGACTCTAATACTTGGCGAAATTTGGGAAATTTATGCATACGCGTGGGGAGCCAATGCTTTACCCATGGCGTGCGCTTCATTACGTCTAGCATTTTCTCGGCCAACCCTAGCGCGTACATATCGCCAGAGTCAAACCACCTAAAATAGCGATCATTTTGCAAAGCTTGGACCATATCATCGGCCCAATCCAAGCGCTGCCAGTCTATCTTGTTGTGCTCGCGTGGTGCCTTGACGTTAGCAAAACGATAATTGCCAGTAGTGGCATAACATCCGCGGCACGCATCGACAAGCTCGCCAGGCGCTGCAACGGAACCTGGACAGGTATCCAGCGCTTGCAGCGACCAAGAGCGGATTCCGTCAAGTTTGGAAGTAATGGAAATTTTGACCATGTTATTCACCTTTAATAATGCTGTAATCACGATAGGGAGTGTCTAATTGATATCCAACTACCGAAATATCGTCTTCGTAATACCAATCGTTCTCTAAATTGTATTGGTGCATATGCCGTAACAAACCTACAATTAATGCAGTTTTTGCATCATTTTCGGTTTTGCCGTAAGCTTCAAAAGAAAAATTACGGGATTCATAAAAAGCACGATAAATTTTCATAGCGACCTCACAATTTCAGCAATTACAATGGCAAACACGCCAAGCGATGCACAGGCGATTAAAAGTTTTTCGATCATAGTATTTCCTTGTGTGATTAAATCAGATTAGGATTAGTTTGCTTCGCACCAAGCGATAGCGTCATTCATATGGCAAAAGTATCCCATTGCAATGCCTGACATTGTGCATACACGAATGCCGTACTTGCCTTTGCGATCAAATTGAATAATGTATTTTGTGTTCATGGTGTTCATCCTAAGTGATGGGGCTTGCGCCCCGTAGGTTTATTTGTTTAATTTGTTGAGTTGCAGATCAATCATTCGTGCCAAAAGATCAACAGATTTGTCTGGCAGCTCTGGAAACATTTCCTTAATCATTTTTACAGCCTGTTCAATTCGTGTCATTTTGTTTCTCCGTTTGGTGTGATAAATCAGATTAGGAATACATATATTAACACAAGCAAGCACAAACACACAACATTATGCAATAATATATTTATGGGCTTTGCATAATCAATAGTAAAAACCTATTGCAGCTTGTTGCATTGCACAATGCCCGAGCTGTGAATGTTGCATCGCACAATGCACAATGTTGCATTGCAATATGTTGCATCGCACAATGTTGCATTGCATCATTGCATCGCTCGTTTTGTTGCGTCGCATCATTGTGCATTGCACCATGCTATGCCGCATTGCAACATAAATGCTGCTTCGCAGCAGGAGGGGGGGGGTAGGGCCCTGCGCGGGGAGTGTGTGTGTGCGCAGTGTCCACTAAAACTTTTTATTTTTTTTATTATTGCTTCAACATCACTTTCATTTACAATCCGTTTTATGCAAACAACTGTCTATTCTCCCCAAGACGAGATGCAACTCATGTCAGCGCTTTGGTCACCCAAGATCAAGGATGACCCACTAGCGTTTGTGTTGTACGCATTTCCTTGGAATCAGAAAGGCACGCCTCTAGAGGGCTTTACCGGCCCACGCAAATGGCAGCGGGAGGTGCTGACTGATCTGGCTGCGCACATTAAACAGAACGGCGGCAAGGTTGACTTTGACACGTTTAGGATGGCAACCAGCTCGGGTCGAGGTATTGGCAAATCGGCGTTGGTTAGCTGGTTGACGCTATGGATGCTGTCCACACGGATTGGCTCTACCACCATCATCTCGGCAAACTCAGAATCGCAGTTGCGCTCGGTTACCTGGGCGGAGATTACTAAGTGGTTAGCCATGAGCTTAAACAGCCATTGGTTCGAGGTTTCAGCCACTAGGCTCATGCCCGCCAAGTGGATTACCGAGCTTGTCGAGCGCGACCTAAAGAAAGGTACGCGCTACTGGTCGGTGGAAGGACGCTTGTGGTCAAGCGAGAATCCTGATGCATACGCAGGAGTCCACAACTACGACGGCGTGATGGTGATCTTTGATGAGGCGTCCGGTATTGACGACACTATCTGGGCGGTGACCGCCGGTTTCTTTACAGAAAACACACCGAACCGCTTTTGGTTGGCGTTCTCAAACCCACGGCGCAATACTGGTTACTTCTTTGAGTGCCACAACTCCAAGCGTGATTTTTGGAACACTAAGATTGTGGACGCGCGCACGGTCGAGGGGACTGACAAGGCGGTCTACCAACAGATCATCGACGAGTATGGTGCGGATTCGTCCCAAGCGGCAGTCGAAGTGTACGGTGACTTTCCGTCGGCGGGCGATGATCAGTTCATATCCGCATTGATTGTGGATGAGGCCATGCGTCGCGCTCGCTACAAAGACCTAAGCGCCCCCATTGTCGTGGGGGTTGACCCAGCGCGCTTTGGTTCGGACTCGACGGTCATTGCGGTGCGGCAAGGGCGTGACATTATTGCCATCAAACGCTACAAGGGCGACGATACGATGACCGTTGTGGGTCATGTCATTGAGACGATTGAGGAGTACGCACCTGCGATGGTCGTAATTGACGAGGGCGGCGTGGGCGGCGGTGTGGTGGATCGCTTAAAAGAGCAGCGTTATAAGATTCGGGGGGTGAACTTTGGCAATAAGAGTAAGAACCCGATGATGTACGGCAACAAACGGGCTGAGATGTGGGGTGAGATGCGTACTTGGTTGAAGTCTGCCTCTATTCCGTCAGACAGAATGCTTAAAAGTGACCTGATTTCGCCCATGATGAAGCCGGACTCCAAGGGTACGATCTTCTTAGAGAGCAAAAAGGACATGAGATCGAGGGGCTTGGCCTCACCGGATGCGGCCGATGCAATATGTGTGACGTTTGCGTATCCGATGGCGCATCGTGAGACTGTTGACAAGACCATACGCAGGGGGTATTCTGCACACGGAGTAGCAACTTCATGGATGGGGGCGTGATGGCAAAGAAATCGGTGTCATTATCTGTTGGGCGGGGCGAAAAGCTACCTGTTAAGCAGGGCGCTGGACTGACCGCCAAAGGGCGTGAGAAATACAACGCGGCGACAGGATCAAATCTTAAGGCACCGGCTCCAAATCCAAAGACTAAAGCAGATGCGGGACGCAAGGCGTCCTTTTGTGCAAGAATGGGTGCGGTTGCGGCAAGTGCTAAAGACGGCGAACGCGCCAAGGCTTCTTTAAAACGATGGAAGTGTTGAAAAGCAAAATGCCTAAGAGCGACTAACTCAAAGGCATTTTTAATCATAGTGAAATAGGGGTTTCAAAATGACTGAAAAAATTATAACGCAGGATTATTTAAACCAACTGTTTGAGTACCGTGATGGTGAGTTATACTGGAAAATAAAGCCTAGCACAAACATTAATATTGGTGCAAAAGCGGGGCATTTAAACCCTACTGGTTATTCTCAAACAAGTATAAACAATAAAAGATATCGTAACCACAGGTTAATATTTTTAATGCACCACGGTTATTTGCCAGAATGTTTAGACCATATTGATGGCAATCCATCAAATAATAGAATTGAAAATTTAAGGGCTGCGACATTTACTCAAAACCAACATAATAGAAAATTAGGCAGAGATAATACTTCAGGCGTTAAAGGCGTAAATTGGCACAAGGCGACTAAGAAATGGCGGGTGACCATAAGCGTTAATAATAAACACAAACATTTTGGCTGTTTTGACAATTTAGAATTAGCAAGTTTGGTTGCACAAGAAGCAAGAAATAAGTATCATGGTGCATTCGCTAATCATGGGCGGTAAAAATGGCTACAAAACCAGGTCTATACGCTAATATTCACGCCAAACGAGAGCGCATTGCCTCGGGTTCTGGCGAACGCATGAATAAGGTAGGGAGCAAGAACGCACCGACTGCTAAAGATTTCAAACAATCAGCAAAGACTGCAAAGAAGAAGTAATATGCCACTTAAAAAATCAGCGTCTCCCGCTGCCTTTAGGGCTAACGTCAAGGCTGAAGTCAAAGCCGGAAAGCCCGTTAAACAAGCCGTTGCAATCGCCTACTCAGTGAAGAAAAATGCTCAGACCAATAAACGATAACATCGTAGTCAAACCAGACCCGTTTGTTCAAAGCGGGTTACTTATTATGCCTGAAGAAGAAATGCGCACCGGCACGGTTGTGGCAGTAGGCCCAGGCAAAAAGGGTTCTAGCCGCCCGCTTATGGTGTCGGTGGGTGACCACGTTATGTACAGTGGCACGATTGACCAAACCTTTGATGGTTTGCTCGTTATGAAAGACAAGGACGTAATAGGAACGGTATGAAAGATAAAGACATCCTGTCAGTCGCCAAAAGCCGTTTTACGATGGCTGTTTCAGCATATTCGGAAAGCCGCGAAGATGAACTGGATGATCTACGCTTTTATGCGGCAAGTCCTGACAACCAGTGGCAGTGGCCAGCCGATGTGTTGGCCACACGCGGTGCGGTGCAAGGTCAAACCATCAACGCACGACCCTGCCTCACTATCAATAAACTCCCCCAGCACGTCAGACAAGTCACCAACGATCAGCGCCAAAACCGACCAAGCGGGAAGGTAATTCCCGTGGACGACAAGGCCGATGTTGAAGTAGCGGAAGTATTTGACGGGCTTGTACGCCATATAGAGTACATCTCGGATGCGGATGTGGCGTATGACACGGCGTGTGAGAACCAAGTGGCGTACGGCGAAGGGTATATCCGTCTGCTCACTGAATACTGCGACGACAATAGCTTTAACCAAGACATTAAGATTGGCAGGATTCGCAATTCGTTCTCGGTGTACATGGACCCAACCATCCAAGACCCTTGCGGCTCGGATGCGCAGTGGTGCTTCATTACCGAAGACTTGACCAAAGCTGAATACGAGCGCCAGTTCCCCGATGCCCAGCCTATTTCATCTATGATGTCGCAGGGCGTGGGCGATGCCTCTATCTCGCAGTGGGTGAGCGAAAACACGGTGCGTATTGCTGAGTACTTTTATATTGAGCATGAGAAAGCCACACTAAACCTGTACTACGGCAACGTGTCGGCCATGAAGGGCTCGGCTGAAGACGAAGACATGGCCATGCGCGGCATGAAGCCAATTAAGACACGCATTGTTGACATTAAGAAAGTCAAATGGTGCAAAATCAACGGTTTTGAGATACTTGAGTCGCAAGATTGGGCGGGTTCAAACATTCCTGTGGTGCGAGTGGTCGGCAACGAATTTGAGGTTGAC